GCACTACCTGCGCTAGCACCTGTAGTTGTTGATCCCGCAGCTCCATTAACTCCTGAATAATAAAAGGGAGGGTATGGGTTAGGGACTGTAGGGGATGTAGGAGCTACATTAGTACCTGCAAGGCCAGGGGTTGTGGATCCACCTGTACCAAATGGGCCACCTACACCTCTTAAAAGAACTGTTGAACCTGAGGCGAATGTACTGTCTGCTCCAACATTTCCATCTCCGCCTGTAAAAGTAATAGATCCAGACCTTCCTGCTCCTCCACTTCCTCCTGCTCCTACAGTTACAGTATAACTACCTGTTGTTAATGAAGATGAAGAAAAATAAGCTATGTTTATATTACCACCCGCTCCTCCTCCTCCTCCAGCTCTGTTGGAGTTAGCTACACCTAATCGCCCACCACCACCACCACCTCCACCACCAGCGCATACTACTTTTATATATTGTATACCTGAGCCTGTAGGGTAAGTGTAAGTTCCTGAGCTAGTGTATACAGTAAAACTACTAGATCCATTTGCTGTGATAGCATTAGTTAAATTAACAATACCTATAGAACTGGTTAAGTAAATTAAACTTCCACTAGCATATATACTTCCAAACCCAGATGATGGTGTAGGATCTGTTGAATGAGTAACAGCTAAAAGTGTGTTAAGAATTTTCACAACTAATATTTTATTAATAAATATTAATAATATTCCGCTATTAAACATAAACCTGAGGATCCACTTCCTCCTGGTTGGGCTGCTGTGATTGAAGATGTAACAATACCACTGGATCCTCCTCCTCCTGCTCCAAAAAGCCCTCCATTTCCTCCAGCTACACTAACAGCTGAAGCTGAAATAGGACCATTTCCTCCTCCACCTAAACCATATGTTGTTGTGAATACACTACTAGTAAATTGCAATAAAACAGTAGCTGTTACTAAATTATTTGATCCTGAGTTAGCAGATGTTGAATTATTAGAAATTAAAGTATTCCATTGAAATCCACTAGCACCTAAAGAACCAGATAATCCTAAATTAAGTGTACTACTATATCCTGAACCTCCTCCTCCTCCAGCTGAACCAGAAGGAGATAAAGGAGTTGAAAAAATAGATGTAGGTGTTCCAGCATTTACTGTACGACTAGTATTAGCACCATTTCCTCCAGGAATAGCAAATCCAGGGCCAGGTCTACAATCTGTGGCTAATCCTCCTGCTCCACCAAATATAGTAGCTACAGCTAAATTACCTCCGGTATCTCCACCTCTTCCACCACTAGCACTCACCATATTCCCACCAAAAGTTGTATACTCACCTGCTCTTCCAGCACCACCTGTAATGCCAGAACCACCACTTCCACCTGCTCCTCCAGCTCCAACACTAATAGTGTAACTAGATTGAGTTAATGATGCTGAATCAAAAAATCCCCAAGCTATGGCTCCACCTCCTCCTCCTGCTCCTCCAAGTAAGTTTTGAGTTGTTGCGCTTCTGCCATTACCACCACCACCACCTCCAGCACCTACACAAATAACTTGAATATATTTTATATTTGGATTATTATTAAACCAAGTATAAGTTAAAGTTCCTCCTCCAGGATTTGAACCTGTATATTCATTTATTATGATATAACCAGGACCAGATGCTTGAGGTTCAAGTGGGTAGTTTGTACCAGCACTGTTTTTAAAAAAGAATCCTGTACTACCACTAGCATATAATGCCCCAAATCCTGAGGAAGGTGTACCTGGAGTGGATGATTGGGTTTGGAAAGATAAACTTTTTAATATTTGACTCATAACAAATTATCCTAATTTATATTCAGTTCCGTTAGAAAGTTTTACATACATATATCCATCTGTTTTTAAGTATAAAGTTACAAAACCACTTTCTGGGGTTTCAATAGAACTTGTAGCTACAAACTGTATGTCAGTTAAAAATTGTGGCATTATTGTGATATATAAACTATATATTGATCTGTTGATGGTGGATTTGCAAATATGATACTTGCTGTATTCTCATTTATTCTTCTTATATCTGGGTATACTGTTTCACCATTTGAACTGCTTTCATAAACTGTAATATGAAGATTTCTTGTATTAAAACCGTGGTTGATATTAAATGATGATGATAATCCATTTCCTAAAAATGATGAAGTTGAAGTACCACCTCCTCCTATAGCTGATGAAGCAGTATAGTATAATTGACCACTAGCTGTATCTATTACTACAACGTTTAACTGAGATGATGTTATTAAACCAGGTAAATAAAAAGATCCAGTAACACGAGCACTGCCGCTAATATCAAAAGTATATTCTGGGGTTTCATTTAAAACACCAATTCTAAACTCACCATTACTTCCTGATGAGAAATGCATTAGTGTGGTTGGTGGGCCAGGTGTTTCTCCTTCATTTGGTGTAGAACGAATTTGAAAATAATTATATGCTAATGATTGTAAAGTCCAAGATGAATATCCCCCACCTCCAAAAACTATACTAGAGGTAGTAGCACCTGATTTAGGGTAAACATATAAATTTCCTCTAATACCCGCATTACCTGCTATTTGAGTTGGAATACTAGTGAGAGAAGAAAAGGGTTGAGTGGTTAAATCACTACCATTTATTATTGTACTACCACTTGTATTTAAAGAACCAGTTAAAGTTAAAGCATTAGAAGAACTATCAAATGTAAAATTTGAAGAACCACTAAATGCTCCATCAGCATTAAATTGAATTTGTTTATTTGATCCGCCTGGTGTTCCTCCGCCTCCAATAGAACTTGTAGGCAAATAATATAATTGACCGCTAGCTGTATCAATAACAACAGCGTTAACTTGAGATAAATTTGTTAAAGTAGGTAAAAAAACTGAACTTGTATAATAATCAGAAGTAACATCTAAAATGGGATAACCTGAAATGTCTGATATAGTAAATAAAGAACCAGACATACTATCTGTCACTACTAGTAAATTACCTTGAGAGCCATATACTGATAGTACATCTGAACCTGATCCTACAACACCTATAGAACTAGATACTCGTAATGATCCTGTCACATTGGAATTTCCTTGAGAGAAATATCCATTTTTTATTACAAATTCATTTGCCATACTTTAAATCTTTTCCCTATCCAAGATTTGTTATCAATAAATATTAAATCTTCCTTTATGTGCATTGAAGTTTTGGGTTACTTCTGCTTGTGTTAGTTGGCGATTATAAATTTTTACTAAAGCTATATCCATATTTAATAAAAGAGTATTACCACCAGTGTATGTCCTTCCAGGAAGAGAAAGTGAAGAAAATGGACTACTAAAAGAAAAATATGGAGTACTTGTAGTACCAACTTGTTGGCTTAAAGCTTGAGATTGACCATTAATATAAATTTTTTGATCATCTAAAGTTAATAAAGGATAATGTAATTGATCTATCATTACAAAACAATAATGTTTCCAATTATCTACTAACCCTAATTCAGTGACAGTGTCAATTCCATATATATCATTAGTTCCACTAGTGAAACCTAAAGCATCATCTACTGGTCTTAATTGTACACTATATGCTGATCCGAATCCACAGAACATTCCAGTAGTGCCCTCTATATTGGGTGGATTTTTAAGTCTAGCCCACATATCAACAGTAACATATTCTGTTGTAGATCCTATTTCATCAATATCATTAATAACTACTCTTTCAGTATTATCATAACCGCTACAAGAAATATATCCGTTTACTATAGTTGGATTATTAAACAAACTACCTGTGTTATTATAAGAGGTTAAATCATACCAAGTAGTACCACTTCCAGGATATGACTTTGGATTTAAAGCGTCTAGATGAATAACTAATCCATTTGTAACTATTTTACCACTTATTGAAATACTCATTTTATTATATACCTTTTATTATTGTTTTTATTACTGCTCCTGTAGATCCTGTTACTTGTAATGAAGCAGAACCTGCTGTTAATGCTACTGAGAATATAAAATTGGAGGTTGATCCTATATCTGTTGTTGTTGTTTCTGTGTATTTTATTTCACTGCCACTCCAAATAGACATTATTTGTCCTGCTCTAGCATTTGTTCCTGATATTAATGTGTAGTCAAAAAATGCTCCATCATATGAGGCTGTTGGTAAAGAATAAATAGTATTAATACCAGCTACAGTTGTTATTCTAGCTGTAGTGTATAAGGCTTGAGCAGATGAAGTACCTATTAAAACTATACCATTAATAGAGGAAGTACCTAATACTGATGTTGAACCTGTTACAATTAATGATCCTGTTATTAAGGATGATCCGGTTAATTGAATAGCGTTAGTGACATAATCAAATGTAAAGTTTCCACTTCCACTAAAAGTACTTCCACTATTAAATTGAATTTGAGTGTTTAGTCCGCCGGGGGATGTTGGAGTTCCACTTCCACCACCAATAGCACTTGAAGCTGTATAGAATAACTGGCCACTACTATCTATTAATACTACATTAGTAGCAGTGTTTGAATCTGTTAAATTTGGGAATGCTACTGTACCTGATACATGTAAATTATAAGAAGGTGGGTATATATTAATACCAACTCTACCAGCTGCAGAACCAGAAAATGGAGCACCAGTAGTAGTTGAATAGGAACCAGTAGCAAATATTATTCCTCCTAAGTTAATAGAATTAGAAGCAGAATATGGTAATGTAATGTTTGTCCCAATAATAATATTGTTAGAACCTATACTAGTCCCAGGAAGAAAAACATTATTGTATCCAACTTGATAACCTATTAAGGTTGAAAAAGGAGCATTTATAGCTGAGCGACCTGCTCTGTACCCTAAAAAGTTTGAATGGGAAGCGTTTGTAGCTAAAGCCCCAGCACCATTACCTATAAAATTTGAGTTATTAGCATCTGTAGAACTATTACCAGCTTCAAATCCCATAAAATTTGAAAAAGCAGCATTTGTAGCTGATGTTCCAGCAGTTCGTCCTAAAAAGTTAGACTGAGAAGCATTTGTAGCACTTTGACCAGCACTAAAACCTAAAAAGTTTGAGTTATTAGCTCTAGTTGAGGTTAAACCAGATGAATATCCAATAAAATTTGAATCACTAGCATATGTAGAATTATTACCTGCACCATAACCTAAAAAGTTTGATTGAGAGGCTAATGAGGCGTTATTTCCAGCATTAAAACCTAAAAAGTTTGAATTATTAGCACTAGCTGCTCTTTCCCCAGCACTATAACCTATAAAATTTGAGTTATTAGCATTTGTAGCAATATAACCTGCTCTATAACCTAAAAAGTTTGATTGAGAAGCATTTGGTGAGACAAAACCAGCACCATCACCAAAAAATATACTATTATTAGCTGTAGGTATAGATGGTATTCCAGCGACAGGACCTCGAGAAAATAATGTACTTCCAGTTAAATCAATAGGATATGAAGATGTTACAGCTCTTGAAGCACTTTGTGCCCAACTTGCTGTACCAAAAAATCCAACAGTACTAGGTCCAAAAGAAGCAGAGATTGCTCCACTTACAAACATTGAGCCTGTTAATTGAGCAGTATCAACTCCATTAAAAGTAAAACTACTACTTCCATTAAAATTTCCATTATCATTAAATTGAATAGCGGTACTTGGTCCTCCAGGTGAACTACCTACACCTCCAAAAGCAGCTGAGGCTGTATAATAAACTTGACCTAATACATCATCATAAACTAATACTTGAGGGGCAGTGCTACTAGTTAATCCAGGCATAAATACACTTCCTGAAAGAATAGCACTTCCTGTTATATTAACAGTATTAGTAGTTTTATCAAATGTAAAAGTGCCTGATCCGCTAAATGCTCCAGCATCATTAAATTGAACTGTAGTGTTTGATCCTCCAGGTGTTCCTCCTCCACCACCACCATTCATAGCATACGAAGCTGTTAAAGCGTAAGAAGCACTGTCAGAATTAAGTGCTTTTATAGCAATCTTCGCATATTGACTTTGGTAAACATTTGCCATTAACTACATTTAGTTATAAATATTAAAAAGTATGTTATTGTGAAATGTAAACTACATATTGACTTGAAGAAGGAGGATTTGCAAATGTGATGCTTGATGTATTAGTATTTACATGTTTTAAATCAGGATAAACTATATCACCTGATGCACTATCATATACTGTTATATGAAGATTTCTTGTATTAAATCCATGATTAATATTAAAGGAAGTTGATGATCCATTCCCTAAAATTGATGAGGTTGAATTATAAGGATATGTTAAAGCAAATAAAGCTTGAGAAGCACTTTCAGCCCAACTAGCTGTTCCAAGTAATGATCCTGTAAAAGAAGTAGCTAGTAAACTACCAGATATCTGTACTTCATTTCCTGCAGCATGTATAAGATTGCTTCTATTATCGTTATCGGATCCGTTACCTACAATAAAAGCTGATTCAACTGATGACGTAGCATTCCATTGGCCTTGTATGTGTTGCCATTTAGCCGATGCTATTGTTCCATATCCCTCTGCGTGAGAATACTCCGCTGAAGCAAGTGTAATTGTTTCTTGACCTTCAGCGTGTGAATAATTTCCTTTTGCTTGGGTATTATCTCCTTCGGTGTGTGAGTAGTCTCCTATTGCTTTAGTAATACTTCCTTCAGCGTGTGAATATTCTCCTGTTGCTATATTCCCCGCTAATCCGTGAATAAGAGAGCCTGTTATAGTTTGATTACCTATAAAATTATTTGAACCTGTAGTAGCTAAACTAGCAGATTTAGATGTAAATACAGGATCTGTTTCTTGGTAATACGAAGCAGTAGATGCTGTTCCAAGTAATGATCCGGTAAATGATCCAGTAAATGATCCTGTATTGCTTAAAAATTGATCTACTCTGTTCACAGTTACAATTAATGAAGGAACAGCAGGGCCTAAAGCAGGTGTTGTAGCTGCTAATTGAACATCTGTTCTATCTGCTGCCCACATTATCTGGTAATAATCGTTAGCGGCAGAATTAACAAACCAATTCCATGCTGCTACACCTTTACCATTTTGAGATAGTTCAACTATTGTATTTGTTTCTGCTAAATCAACTCCATTTTTTCTTAACCAAATATATGCTATACTTGTATTTCCTGTACTAGTTTTTTCAAGTTGAGCTGAGAATTGTATGTCATAAACACCAATGTTTTCAGTTTTAATATATGTGTTAAAAGGATTAGTTGAGCCTGAGATAGATACTCCATTTGAAATGTCTGTTGTATTAATAGACATTGAGTGAAGAACATTAGCTACAGGATTTGTTTGTGTAGTTGTATCATAAAAACTACCATAAGAACCTGTTGCTGTATTACCATATACTCCTCCACCACCTGTTGAGGTGATAGTTACTTGTCCTAAACCATTTGTAGGTGATAAGGTAATGTTTGGTCCTGCTAGTAATCGGGTTACTCCACCATTTAAAGCGTATGAAGCTGTAGTAGCATATGAAGCTGTTCCTAATAAAGAACCTGTAAATGAGCCTGTGAAAGATCCAGTTGCATGTAGAGTTGTTCCGTCCCAAGTTAAGTTAGGTACTCCCCCAAAAACTCCATTATTATTGTATTGGATTTGAGTATTTGAACCACCAGGAGTTGTTGTACCCCCACCACCACCACCTCCACCACCACCTACACCTCTAAATAAACCTCCAGGTAATATAGTAAAATCAGCAGCTACTGCAAATGTACCATCTCCTTTAATTACTATAGCCCCTAAATAAATAGCATTTGCTGCTGTGTTAGGTGCTTCAGTAAATGTTTCAATGTTTATATTAGCGATAGCCTCTGATTCAGTTGAATATACTGCATTACCATAATAAACTACTATGGCTTTAGATACTGAGTTTGGATACCAAAATACTCTTTGAATTGACCAGCTATTATTAGCTACACTTGTTAAAGTACCGTTAAGTGAATATTGAGTTGGATTTATTACAGTATATCCAATTCCACCATTTGTATCATATACCCAATTAGATCCTGATTGTCTATATCTGAATATTTTAGATACATTTGTTCCTGGGTCAGTTACATAAGATGGATTTTCTGGGTCTGTTGGGTAATTGGCTCCATCAGCAAATGATGTTCCACTTCCAACTGTTAATCCACGAGATGAACTTGTTAATAAAGCGTGACCTGATAGTTTTAGAGGACCAAAAGCAGATATGAATACATTTGATCTTTGTTTCCAACCATATGCTAATGATGGTTGAGTTTTTACACCATTTATTGTTGAACGATTTTGATGTAAAACAATACCTATTGGTATGTATGTATCTACTTCTCCATTAAAATATGGAGTACCTTGAGCATGTATCTGGTTGCTTGAACTTATTGCTATAAATTGTTGATCAAAAGAAGCACTTAAAGCATCAATAGTCTTAGTTAAATTACCCCATTCTAAAAATTGTATTGTAGGGTAAGGATCATCATTTAATGATGCGTTTAGATTAACAATTATACCACTTCCACTTGCTACTCTATATATGTTTGAATTTACTTGAGATAATGCTCCACCATGTAATAACCCAGTGTATAAATTACCTTCTAACCAGCGTAAACGTGTTACATTTGAATACCCTGCTCCATTTTGACTAAAATATAAGTCTTGTGTAGAACCAGAAACATAGATATATGAGGCAGATATAGAATTATCTATATTAGAAGTAACAGGATCAAATCTTAAAAATCCATTTAAGTCTACATTACCTACAACAGAAACAGATGCGGATCCAGCTGATGGAGGATATTCACCTTGTATTTGTAAAGTTCCTGATAGTATGGTGTTTCCAACTAATGTATTAGAACCAGTTGTAAATAAACTACCTGTTACAGTTTGATTACCTATAAAGATATTTGAACCAGTTGTTGCTAATGAAGCAGATTTTGCTACAAAGACAGGATCTGTTTCTTGGTAATAAGACGCAGTACCATTGAGACTACCAGTAAAACTTCCACTAAACGATCCTGTATTATAGGATGATGTAAATGTGTTTATACTAGCAGTAAATGCATTAAAACTTGAAGTAGTTACTAATCCAGAGACATCAGCACTAGGTAATGTGACTAAAGAACCTGTACCATCATAGAAAGTAGCACCATCTGGTGTTTGTAAAACTCGTTGGTATGTATTCTCTATATTTTGACCTGTTAAGTCAAAGGGTCCAGCCATAACTTATTAAATTTTTTATTTTGGGAGTTTTGAAACAATCCCGTCTATAATTTCTTGAACTTGGTTTTGTTCAATTTTATTTTCTTGTAAGTAAGTAGCTACAATGTTATTTACTTTATCTTTTTTAATAGTTAAGTTTTTAACATTAATGTCTTCTTTAATTAACATTCTAACTAACTTAATTACATGTTCTGTTATAGGATCAATATTTTCTTCTTTAATACCACTAACTTGAATTTTAGGAGCATTTTCCATTATAAGTTCAGCGTCTTGTGATTTAACTTCCACAGTTAATTTTTTAGATGCTTCAACTTGAAAACTTGATTTCCATGGAGTAAAATAAGTATCCTCTGCGATGACCTCAAGCTTAATTTGACCTTCTGTATTACTTTCTAAAAGACCTTTTAGTTTTTTAATAGGAATAGTACACTTACCATCTGAGGTGATGGAACCATTGAATAAAAGATTAATATCTTCTGTCTCAATGATTAAACGAGCTTGGCTGTTTTTTAATGAAGCACCTTCTAATTTAATATTACATTCAAATACTTCAGGTTTATCTGTAAATAGTTTATACATTATAAATCAACTTTAATGTTTATGCCTAGAACTTCCTTAGCTACTAAGGCTATGTCTGATATACGTATTTTACGATCTATTACTTCTTTAGTTTCTTTATATTCTTTGCCTTCAATTTTGCAAAGCAATTTTATAAATCGTTTCTTTTTCTGTTTATCTTTCCATATGTCTTCAGAAGATTTACCTCCTAATAAAGATTCTACTACTTCAATTATCAAAGCACAATCATCCCAAGTGAATGGGTTTTTACTTTGATTTGGAAAAGGATTTGTTTCCCAAGCAAAATTAGCATTACCCCATTTAAATGGTACTCTTTGTTGCATTAATTATAATTTTTCTATTAATAAAGAAGCAGCGTAACCACTATCACCTGAGTTTAGGTTAGAGAGATAAACACTAATATTTCGTGTTCCTCCATCTCCAAAAAATCCCCAATTTATGTTTCTTGCTGTAAAACCAGCATTTGAACTAGTTACATCTGTTAAAGCAGATGAGCTAGCATTAAACATAGTAGTAGTACCATTATTTTGAACTATCAAATCACGTTGCATTTGAGCGTAAACATTACCTGTAGGTATAATATACTGTCCTAACAATATGGAGTTAGGGAGTGATGAAGGAGATTCATAATAAATAGATGCTGTTGTAGCACCTGCAGCTGAGGTTTTAATAATTCTTGTAGTCACACGGATTATACTCCCTGTTTCTACTATACCTGCTGTTAAAGAGGAAGAAATTGAAATTTGATCGCCTGTACCAGAAATAGTTGTTGGAGAAGTGTTTTTACCAATTATTTTTGAAAAAGATTGAAATGGAACACTACCAACATTTCCATTTACAGTATTTGTTAAAAGATAATTATCAGCATCAGATTTTAAACTACCTGTTGGAACAAAAATATATGGACGATATATATTTACTGATCCATTTCCGCCATTAAGGGTTATCGTATTACTAGATGAAATAATTATTTTTCCATCATTATTAAAATTTTGAATATAAAGATAATCCTCTGTATTAGAATAATCTATAGCTACTGTGGAACCATCTGGGTAAAAGAGTTGTCTGCTATCCCAATTGAGGGAAGAAGCTCCGCTAGCAGAATCATAAAGTAAGGTTTTGGATGTATTTAAAACATCATATGTACTGTTATTAACTATAAAAGTTCCATCAATAGTTAAATCTTGTCTAAGGGGATCAGCTATAGCATTAGCTGTATCAGCGGTTGTTGCACTACCAGCAGTTGTTGCACTATCAGCTGTTGTTGCTGTTAAAGCATATGAAGCAGTTACCGCTCTAGAACTTGATAAGGCGTTACTACTGCTTAAAGCATATGATGATGATAAAGCAGGATTAGTATTTGTGAATATAGATCCTGTTACAAATGAAGAAGACTGAGCCCAAGATGATGTAGCGTTTATTAGTCTAGTTAAGGGATTAAATGATAATCGAGGGGTTGCTGATACACACAAAAGATTGTCTGAAGAAATCCCGCCAGGTGGTGGTGATACTAAAACTATAGGAACATCTGCTGTACCAGTTATTGTACTTATAGTTACTCTAGTAGCATTCCCTGTTAAACTACCAGATATACTACCTGTTATAGTATTACTAACTGTTAAAGAATTGAGAGCAGCATTGCTTCCTGATGTAATGACTTTTTTCCAACTTGGCATAATATGTTCTTTTTTGTGGTAGGTAATTAAATATTAATTCCACTTCCCGTTAGGGCCAACAAAAAATCAAAAGTATAACTAATTATATTTTTGATATTGATTTTGTAATTTTATAACAATATTGAAGAGCATCTCAAGATGCTCTCCAGTAAATGTTGTTTTCTTTAAGGATACTAATAAAAATTCTAATTCTTCTTTAGTTAAATTATTAGTAGTATCTTCACCTTTATTTTTATTAATTATATCTAATAAACTCATAACTTGTTTTTTTATATTAATTAGAATACGTAAATCCAAATATCACCATTACCATCAATTATCATGTTACCATTACCAGCAGCGTTAGCACCACCATATGTTGGAGCTGTTGAACCAGCGGTATATGTTCCCGCAACTGTTTTAGCTGTCACCATGTATTCATCAGGTGTAGTAGCGTTAGTAGCTGTTGGGCTAAGTGATGAAGTAACACCCCATCTAGGAGCATCAGGTGTTCCATCTAAAATAAAACCATATCCTGATCCTGTGTTAGCAGGTGAAGTTGAACTTTGAATAATAAGACCACCATCATTTTTAGCAGCAGATCCTGATGATAATACAATAAATTTATCTGTTACTAAGAGGCTACTAGCGCTTACTGTGGTTGTAGTACCTGATACACTTAAATTTCCTGGTATAGTTACATTGTTTGGTAAACCAATTGTTAATAAATTATTAGCATTATTAACAGTAACTGAGATTTGATTTGCTGTGCCGCTTACAATTAAAGCTTCAGTACTTAAATTAATAGAAGTATTGTTGCCATCAGATCCTGAAATGTTTAATATTCCTCCACCAGCATTTAGAGCGTAAGAAGCAGTTGTACTAAATGAAGAAGATAAAGCATATGATGATGATTCAACTGTACCTATAACGTTTGAACCTGTTATATTACCAATAAAACCAATTGGGCTACCATTAGCTGTAACTGTAGCAGCAACAGCAATACTGTTTATTCCGCTAATATCTGAGGCTAATGTTAATGAGTCTGGGGTAGCACCTCCTTCTACTGTTAAATTAGTACCTGCTAAATCTGTTAATAAATCACCGTATGTAATATAACCACTTGATCCAGTATTAACAAATATTTTATCAGTGTTTGTTAAACCAGGAGTAGAAGTAATTGGGAAATCTGCTGATACTCCAGTTAATCCTGATCCATCACCTCTAAATGATCCAGTAAATGAACCTGTTAAAATTGCTTGTGTAGTACTAATAGTTTGGTTAGTACCTACTGTTAAGCCAATACTAGCGGTCACAGTAGAAAATTCACCTGCTGAACCGGAGACTAAGACTTTTTTCCAAGATGCCATCTGTTATGTTTTTATTTTAAATGTTTGTTTATAAATATTATAGTGATACAAAGAAATCACTTCCTGAAAAAGCTAATCCACCAATTGGAGGTGAGGTAGGAAATGATGATTGTGTTGTAAGATATAATGCTCCACTATTAGTAAGAGTAAGTATATTTTTGTTTATGTTATTTATTATAAATGGTGAAACAACAGAAGATGATAGTGTAAAACCAACATCATTGTTTGTAGTTCCTATTTTAAATTCATTAAATTGATTCTTTAATAAAAAGAAATCATTAGTAAAATAAGCAGGATTACTAACAACTTGAAATTCAGTAGTTGTTATATTCCAAAGACTACCTGTAGAAAAAACAGAACCAGTTATTGTTTGATTACCTATGAAGGCGTTTGAACCTAGGGTAGCAAATGATCCAGCTAATTGTTCTTTTCTAATTATACTCATTATACACTAAATTTTCCTATTCCTGTTATTTCATCAGTTGAGATAAAACTAAATCCTAAAGCAGTAGGGTTAATAACTAAAGTACTTATATTGAATCCTTCAGTAAATGAAGTTATAGCTGAAGGTTCTATTAGTTGGCCATTTACAAAAAACATAAATTGGCTTGAGTTTGTAGGTTGTAGTGGGGTTGGAGCTACTAACCATTGATGTGGGAAGGTTATAGTAGTTGAATTAACATATGTACCTGCAACTTGTTTATTAGCACTCAAGTATTCAGATATTATTCCTATATCACCTGCTATAATAGTTGTATTATTTACAATATTTTGAGAATCAAATACATTTGCTATTCCTGTACCTTGTTTTGAGGTTTGGCGAGTGTTAATAACAAAATCTTCAAGATCACCACTAGTTGTTTCTAAACCAAAACTTACTTTGGTTGTTTCTGAAAATTTGCGAACAGCATTTAAATCTCTTTGAGGTATATCAGGTATTATATATCCAAATAAATTAAGGGTAAAAGTAGCTCTTACTATACGTTCAGCATTATCTGATAGTTCAGATACAGTTGAGAATGAATTAATGTTCACTTTAAATTGGAAACGTTCAGGATTACCCCAATATGAATCAGAGGCATACTCCATCATTTCAATTAATTTTGCTAGCTGATCGTTATAGTAGGTAAATAAAACACAATCATAAGTTATAGATAAATGATCTGGAACTACTGTAGTATAGTATGTTTTGTTTGGTTTAATATCATTTAGAATATTAAATTTACTATACTCATTTTTTTTACTGTATCTCTGACCTATAACAGCTACATTATGAGGATTATTAGCATCTAATTTGTTATTTATAGATCTAATTTTATCAATAGTGTTTCTTTTAATCATCATTAAAGGAGCCATTATGCGACCATTTAGATCTCTATAATAACCATCTTTTTGAAATGATTTCCATTTTTCAGGTGAGCCATAAACTAAAGGTACAGGTAATCTTTCTTCATTTTGTATTACAAAAGGTTGAATATCATTCTGGATATAATACATTACTGCTTCATCTATATCTTGTATACCAATGGAGTATGGTTTAGTTGGATCGTCTCTAAAAGAAGTTTGATCTGCTCTACTAGGATTACCAAAATCATTAGGATTTCCTCTAGGAGAAAAACCAGGGGCACCAGCTGGTGGTATGTATGGCTCTTGTTGAGATAATAAAATCTCTTTTTGAGTTTTAGGTGTAGGTTTTCTTTTATTTATCATAATCTTTGTTTGATTATATTAAATTTATCTGCAGGTGTATAATGGGCTGAGCAGATGACACTTACATTATAACCAAAATTGTCTAACCCAGGATTTAAAGGGTTAGATTCATATGGGAAGTCAGGGTTTTTACCTACAAAATATTGGGTTTCATTAGTATTGTCTACTTCAAAATAGCTTTCTTGATATAGAATTATGTCTCCTACTTCAGGATGGACATCAGCTGCTACTAAATCATCTCTTAAAAATGCTACTGTTATACCCCAATTAAAGTCAACACCTAATTCACTTACAGGAGATGTATTGTCATCAACTGTAATTAAAGAATTAAACAGATACGGTCCTTGTAAAAATTTACCTCCAGAGGCTTCACCATACATGTTGACAGTAGTTTCTTCTAAGGAAAATTTATATAAAGCACATTGTTGAGTAATAACATTCCCTAGCAACTCTCGGTTGACATGCCTGAATATACTCACATCTCTACTGCCTCCAAATAGTGCCATTATCCTATGTATATTACCATTGGTACATTATTGATTTCTTGTCTTCTAAAGTCACTTTCTTGAGCTCTTCTTTCAAGTAATGATTTTTTAGAAGTCTCATCTAAGTATACTCTTAATCTTTCAACTAAAGCTAATTTTTCAGCTGTAGCAGCTGATAAGAGGTCGGCTTGGTTTAAAGTTACTTCTCGGCCTGGTATAGGAATAGTTCCGTATTTACCTCGAACATACCCTAACATTTCTTTACAAAGTGCTAAGGCGTAATCAAATATCCATGACTTACCAACAGCATTTATTTGAGAGTAAACTGGGTAGCCGTATGGAGCATTTGATACATTTGTTACTTTATCACCACCTGTTTGGGTAATACTGTCAGCATATCTATCTTCTATTTTAATGTATTCAAACCATAAAAATCCTTGTCTAACATCATTATCTGTTGGTATAGGAAATATTTTTATGTTGTTATTTATGATTTCAAATGTGTAGTTTGATAGACGAATTTGATTACTTAATTCTAATCCTTGAATTACCCCAGCATCATATGCTACAGGCATCATTAAATAACCACCTCCATATCCTCCACCATACATGCCACCATAGATACCTGCTGCGGGTAAACCACCTAATCCCGCAAAGCCTCCAAACGGAGCATACATTTGGTTTATAGCGGGTAGATCTTGATAAAATACAGTTTTAATTTCTATTCCACCTGATATACTTTGGCTTATAGCCCATTCTTTTAAATTGTAAGTTTGTTTACCTGGTGTTAAAGCTAATGCCCCACTGTAATAGGTTATATTACCTCCTGCTCCTGCTTCAGCAGCGTACTGTTGTGATAGCTTAATTATTGTTCCCATATTAGGAGTAATAATAGCATCATTAACACTTGTTAAAGTAGATGCTCCTTCTAAAGACAAATAATTATCTCTTATTTGAAATGAATATATCTCATTACCATAAGTAGTGATAGCATCTTCAAAAGCAGCGTAAAAGTTTAAATCCTGTAATTCAATATCTGTTAAAGGATATCCTAATCTTCTAGCACAATATGTGACTAGTCTATCAGCGTCTTCTTGAAATTGAAAATCAAAATCATAAAATCCAAATGGGGTTAAACCAGGAGAAAATGATGAACTACCAGGATAAATAGGAATATTAGCCATGAATAGAGTTTGTTTATAAATATTAAGAGAAAACAGAAGACCCTAAGTTGGGTCTTCTTATTGTTATATTTATTTTTAATTTTTAACCAAATGAAGCTGTTCTCCAAGTTGTACCATTATAAATATTTATCATATTTGTACTTAGATTGAAGTACATAGATCCTGTTTTTGGATTAGATGGGTTGAAAGTATTTGTTGGTAGGACAATATGGGCAACTCCGCCATCTAATTCTACTGAGAATCCGTCTTTTCTAGCTCCATCACCAGTTCCAGCTCCTACAACAAATACTGAAGTAGTGTTATTATGAGCATTATATTGACCTACTACAGTTTGGAATGACCCTGATGCTATAGTAGCATTTCCTTCAGCATGAGAAGATTGACCTAAAGCTTTAGTAGCATATCCTTCAGCGTGAGAATATGGACCTGAAGCTATAGTTAATTGACCTTCAGCGTGAGAATTAGTACCTGAAGCTGTAGTGGCTTGACCTTCAGCGTGAGAGTATTGGCCTGAAGCTAGGGTATAATAACCTTCTGAGTGAGCAAAATAACCTGAAGCTGTAGTGAATTGACCTTCAGCATGAGAAGCATTACCTGAAGCTAAACTATTTCCTTCAGCATGAGAATAATTACCTGAAGCTACTGCTCCATTACCTTCAGCATGAGAAGATTGACCTAAAGCTTTAGTAGTAGTACCTTCAGCATGAGAATAATTACCTGAAGCTGTAGTGGCTTGACCTTCAGCATGTGACCATTCACCACCTGCTAATGTTTGGTCACCTTCGGCATGTGAAGCATAACCAAATGCTATTGTATAATTACCTTCAGCGTGAGCATTAACATTAGAAGCTATTGTATTACTTCCTTCAGCATGAGAATTTGTTCCTGAAGCAACAGTATTACTACCTTCAGCGTGTGAAGCATAACCTGAGGCTGTAGTGTAGTTTCCTTCAGCGTGAGCACCTGTATTAGTTGCTAATGTAAAATTACCTTCAGCGTGAGAATTAGCACCTAAAGCTTTAGTATTTATACCTTGAGCTAATGAATAATTACCTGAAGCTGTATTTTGTAGACCAACAGCTAAAGAAGCAGTTCCTAAAGCTCTATTGGCTCTACCTATACTGAAAGAACCTCGCAATGTGCTGCCTGGTGTTGTACCAACAGTATCTATAAATACTTGGCCAGATGGGATAGCAGCATTGACACCTGTCTCACCCCCTGCTTTTATAGAGGCTACAGTTGTGAAACTAGATCCTACAAAGTTCACGGATCCTGTTGAGACATACAATTCGCCCCAAGCATTGTTTTCTGATCCTAATGTTTTATCACTACCTGAGGGGATAGCATTTCCTCCAAAGGTTAGGTTTTGTCCCGAAAATGGGTTTATAGTATTTACTCTTACTCTACTCATTATGTTTATGTTTTGTTTTTTATTATTTTTATTATTAAGCAAATGAAGATGATCTCCAAGCACCACCAAGCCAAGCGTATAAACGATATACACTACCGCTTACAAAAGGAACCATTTCACCTTCAGTACCAGTCCATGATGGGGCAGCAGTTTGAGTAGCTACTACTATAGATGAACTATGAGTTACTTTAAAAGCATCTTTAAGAGATCCAGTACTTGTTCCACCTCCTACAATAAAATGACTTGTTGTGTCACCATTAGTATTATATTCACCTACTACTGTTTGGTAATCACCTAAAGCTTTAGTATTTCTACCTCCAGCATAAGATCCAACACCAGAAGCTGTTGTAAAATATCCTGTAGTGGTTGAATAATTACCTATAGTTATAGTGCTGTAACCTCCAGCATGAGATGCTACTCCACTGGCAGTTGTAAATTGACCTTCAGCGTGAGAATATGAACCTAAAGCATATGTGTCATCACCTTCAGCGTGAGAATATTGACCAAAAGCTAAAGTACTTAAACCTTCAGTGTGAGAATATTGACCTAAGGCTGTTGTGGATCTTCCTTCAGCATGAGAATAATTACCTAAAGCGGTTGTTAAAAATCCTTCAGTATGGGAAGCAACACCTGAGGCTATGGATCCACTTCCTTCAGCGTGAGAAAATTGACCTGAAGCTGTATTACGGCGACCATTAGCTAAAGAAGCTGTTCCTAAAGCTTGGTTCTGTCTACCAACACTAAATGATCCTCTTAAATTTGGAAGGGTGTCTTCTATAAAGATTTGACCTCTTGGAATAATGTCTCCACCAAAACTTCCAACAGTTGATTCACCTCCTGCTTTTATTTGGGCCAACATTAATGAACCACTAAAACTTGAAGTTGGAGAAGCTAAGAAATATATAGTTTCTCCTGAAATGTATAGTCCACTCCAAGGATTGTTTTCTGATCCTAATGTTTTATCACTACCTGAAGGAATAGCGTGGCCTCCAAGTGTTATATTTTGTCCCGAAAATGGGTTTATAGTATTTACTCTTACTCTACTCATTGTATTTTTATTATTATATTTTTTATTATTAAGAAAGTGAAGCAGATCTCCAAGCACCTCCTATAAACACATATATAAAGAAGTTAGCTCCATTTTGGGAGAATGCTACTAATGTGCCAGGGTTACCACCTGGAACTGAGCCTGTATTAAGATCACTAGCTGATGTAAAACTATATAAGCCTCTATTTGAGTTTAAGGTTATTGATCCTGTTATAGTTACATCTTGGGATTTTAAAGTTAAACCACCAGCGGGATCAGTTTCAAATGTACTATATTTTCCTATAGTTAAAGTTGAACCTCCAGCTGAGATAGATCCAGTAATATTAGTAGCATTTGAAGTTCTTATTCTAAATGAATTAGAAGCATCTATGTTCACTAAGCTACTTGTAATAAGAATAGATCCAAAAGTGCTAGCATTTGTTAGAGTAAGTGATGCTGTGTTACTGTAGTCAATAGCTGCATTTTCATTAGAATAATTCAATGTTCTATTTTCCCAATCAACTGATGTAGCATTATTAGAATCATGAAGAATTCTATCTTCTGCTGCTACTGATTTAGCTTCATCACTACTATAAATTCTTCTTTCATCCCAATTTAAAGATATCCTATTATTACTATCATATAAACTATAGTTTGATGTATCTACAATATTTCTAGCACCATCATTTACAATTAATGATCCTGTTATAACAGCACTACCTGAATATGGGAAAGTTGAAGTTGCTGTAGCGTTTAAAGCATAACTAGCTGTTAAAGCATATGAAGAACTAGTAGTATTATCAGCATATGAAGCACTTGATGCGTAAGAGGCACTAATAGCTTCACTAGAGTATGAAGCACTAATAGCAAATACAGAATTTTCAGCATTAGCTACATCTGTAACTTCAATATCTCCAAAAATTGTTAAATCAGAATCTTCTTCAACAACAATTTCTTTATCTTCTTCAACATCAATTGGACCCATTAATAGACTGTTATTACTGTCTTTAACTGTAATATTAGTATCTAAACTTTTAGAAGTAAAGAATTGTCCATTAATACCATCTGCTGATATGGTGGGACCACCGTTAACTTGGATACCACCATCTTTAGCTGAAAGTACTACTTCTTCTGATCCTGATTTTACAAATTTAATGGATCCTTCAGATACATAAATATCTTTCCAAGCGGCTGTTGGTGAACCTAAAGAAAAAGATGAAGTAGTTTCACCTACTCCAACCGCAGGTATAATACTACCTGAAATTCCTATAGATCCTGTTATACCATGTGAGCCTGTAAAATACGCGAAATTACCATCAATTTCTTCAGCGGTTAAGGGGCGATCAAGTTGTCCTCTATATGTTAATGCCATTGTTATGTTTTATTTATAAATATGTTATTAATTAAGCAGAAGCTACAAAGTATTCAAGTAATACAGGTGAATTTTCTGCTTTAGCTTTTATTGTATCATAGTAAACAAAGTCTGAGTAATAATCAGGGTCCCATACTCCTTCTACTACATAATCACCATTTTGGGAAGCATTAAAATCTACATTTCCAAACATGAGTGATTTTTTAGCCTCTAATTTAAAAATAACAAATTCCTCATTAGTGTCTACTAAATAAATTAAAGCTGAGTTTGTAGTATCTAGGTTAGTAATCCTTAAATACTTTACATCAGTTTTAACAAAAGATCCAGCAGTTTGTTGTTCTTCACTATCAACAAATTTTAAAATTTCAATACCAGAGCCACTAAAATCTGTAGCTATAGTATCTGTTCTTCTTAAGATTTGATTAACACCTGATATGATAGCAGTATTATGTAGGGTTTCTACATTTCTGTTAGGCAGGGTGATGGATTCTTGTAAAGTTATTTTTAAATCAGCCATGAATAGATTTTGATTATAAATATTAATCCCTATAGTCTGAGTATAGTTTAAGGATAGGTTCTACAATCTCATGTCGATGATTTGTTTTTAAAGTAAAGATTTTTACACCTTTAATGTTTTCTTCCATACGAGTAAAGAATCCAATACCACTATCTTTTCTATTTTTTAAGTCAGTTTGAGTAATGTCTCCACAAAAAATCATTTTACCACCTTTACCTAAACGACCTAAAATCATTTCTGTTTGACCATGAGTAATGTTTTGACATTCATCTACAATTACTACAGCATCAGGGAATGTTCTACCTCGCATAAAGGCAAATGGTACAATTTCAATTTGATTATCTTGAATCATTTTATCTATCTTTACTTTATCATACAGCATGTAAAGATTAGCATAAATAGGAGCCAACCATGGATCCATTTTTTCTTTTAAATCACCAGGTAAAAAACCTATTTCTTCTTTAGCAACTGTAGGTCTAGTAATAATGATTCTTTCAGCGTCTTTTTTAAATACTAAATCTAAAGCAACTTGACATGCTACTAGTGTTTTACCACTACCCGCCATACCTCTTAATAGTGTTACAGGGCTATCTAAAATGACTTGCTTTGCTAACTTTTGCTCTTCATTTAATGTGAGTTTAAATGTAATTGGATTTTTAGGCTTACGTTTTTCTTTAAAAATCTGTTTAGCCTCTTCACTTCGGTTAAAGTCAGTCATATTTTTATTTATTGATAAATATTAAAGTAGAACAAAAAAGCCCTGCTTTCGCAAGGCTTAATTGTTAGTTATTTAGTTTATTTTAGAGGGTGTTCAAACCATTAATATAAACTTTACCATAGAATTCAGGGCGTAACATCTTCTTAGCGTAACGAGTCAATAGACCTTTACGTGGAGTGAAGGTAGTTGGATCGTAGATAAGAGGTGTCATGATCAATGGAATGTAAGGAGCAAACACAGCACCTGCTTCCAAGAATTGCTTACCACGGAAACCAACTAAGATAGTGTTTTCAGTCATGTAAGGATTCTTATAAACAGTGTAACGGCTGTTGAATTGACCAGCTTTCTGTACACCAAATGCATATTCCATGTCAGCAGCATCACCATTGCTATTAGAAGCGAATCCAGGAATAGATTCGATAATTGTAGCTACAGTTGGAGAAACTACCATGAAGTTAGCACCACCACGAAGGGTTAATTGGTGAATACGGTTGCTGATTTTTTGGATTTTAGTACCAAGAGTTTGGAACCATTGGCCTTGAGAGTTGTAGAAACCTAAGTTTGTGAAGGTTAAGTTTGGAGCAGTGATAGACTGGTTATTAACAGCACTCCAATACTCAGTGTTAATTGAAGGAACATTTTCAATTAACATATCAAGGATTTCAAGGTCGATTTCCAATGAGATGTACTCACTCATGATATTAGTCAATTCAGCTTCAGCATCCAAGTTTTGGTACGCATTCAAGTCTTGAGCAAATTCAGGAGTCCATACAGCCTTTAACTTTTTAGTCTTAGCTGTGATAGCTTGAGATTGCATGCTGATGTTAATTTCTGGGATAGAAATCGCAGATGCACTAGCAGCGTTTGGGATAGCATAAGTAGCACCATCTTCGAAATCACCACGAGCATTATCAGCAGTCTTCTTGTTATACAAAGCAACTACTGGACCAGTTGGAAGTGCTGAACCACTAACAATGAATGTGATAGTTGTTCCACTAACAGCAGTAAATTGAGCGTAGTTATAAACATCTTTTTGATTAGCAGAAGCACTAACTAAGAAACCACGAGCTCCATCTAAGTCAGCGTTAGATAATAAACTAGCTGTAACACTTACTTTCCATAAAGTATTAGCTGCGGCTGAAGCTGAGAAATCTGAATCATAGTTCACATCAGACCAATTAGCTTGAGAGAATACAGCTGTAGTAGCTGCAGCAGAACCTGAAGTTAATGAAGCTGAGAACTGGTTAGTAGAGTATGTGAAACGACCAGCACCATATAAACCACCAGCAGCAGCTGTGGTTGAGAATGGAGTGTTTGGATCACTCGCGTTACGGTTACCATACATAGAACCACCTAAAGTGAATGGGTTCTTAGCAGTGCCATATTGGAAGTCAAGGAAGAATACAAGACCAGAAGGTAAGTTCATTGGTTGAACGCTAACAAATTCTTTCGCTGCGATTTGACCAAATACCTTACGTACTAATGGTAATGCGATACCAGCCCAGTTTTCACCATTTGTACCAGAGCTAAAAGAAGACTGAGTACCAGTTTGTGAAGTTTCTACTACTAATTGCTTTGCTTGGTTTTCCAACATCAAAGCCATGTTGTTTTTGTTGATGTCTTCACCAAGACCTTCTAAGAGGCCGGTTTTTTCCCATTTGCGAGCTAATTTAGCTGCATCACTCTGAAGTGATCTCCATGGGTTGGCAGACTCAACTAATTGTTGAATTGTTTCCATAATTTTTAAAAAAATTTGTTTTTGTTAATGTTAATTTTTACTTTTTGAGACCTGCAAGTCTTTGCATACGCGCAAATGCTTCATTGCTCTCAATAATTGGTTGTTTAGGGGTAGCAGTTGAAATTGTTTTAGAAGCTGATCCTAATGATTCCTTAATTGTGTTCTTTTTAGCTGTAGTAGCTTTAAAAGATTCAGTTAAAGTTTCAAATACAAGTTTCACTTCTTTAACAGTTTCTGCTTTGTCAAACGTGTTTAAAACCTTGATTTTTTCTGATTCGGTAAGATTCTTAGCTTTGAAGATTTTGTTGGTGTAAAGAAGCTTAGCGTTTAATAGATTAACTTCGTTGAGTTCTTTGCGGAGTTCAGCGATAGTTTCTTCCATTTCAGTAGTTGTAGCTTTTTCCATTGGTTCTTCTGTTTCTTTAGTTGAAATTTTGCCTTTGCTTAGATTTCTAAAGAAAGCTTTAACAGTTTCACCAGCGGCATTAAAATTAGCTTTAACATTAGCTGTTAACTTTTGTTTTTGTTCTTTATCTAAAGAACTCCAAGCTGTACCTCCTACTAAAGCACCAGCTAAACCCATTGCTACAAGAGCTTCAGGAGTTGTAGCATCTCCAACAGCCATTGCGTCTTCATTTACTGCTGGTTCAGAATCCATTTCAGAAAGAAGTTCTTCAAGATTGATGTCTTCATCAATTTCTTCACCTTCCATGTCTTCCATGTCTTCCATTTCTTCTTCTTCACCTTCTTCACCTTCTTCTTCGCCTTCACCAGGCATAAGCTTACCAGATGCGATCATGTCATCAATGACTTGCATAACAAGTGTTTCAATTTCTTCGTCAGACATTTCTTCAAGCATTAGATCTTCATCTAATCCTTCTTTATACATGCCTTCTTCTTCCATTTCAGCACCTTCATCAGTCATTTCTAACTCAGCAAGAATTTCTTCAAGATTAAAATCTTCTTCTAATCCTTCTTCTGTGCTGTACATTTCATTCACACTCTCTTCAGTTACTTCTTCTTCTAACTCAAGCTCGTTTAATCTTTCAGCAAACATAGCTGTGAGTTGGGGAGTGAAAGCTTCTTCGAGAGCTAATTTTGCGCTTGCAATTGCTGTTTCTCGGATGGTTTTAGCATCAGCAATGCATTCTTTTAGCATTTCTCTGTTCATTGTCCTCAAATAATTTTGTTTTGGAAATACGTTTAATAGGAAACGTAATAGATTTATTAACTAATTAATGCTACATAAGGGGAAAGGGTAGCATATTTGCATATACATATATATGGATCTACTAAAAACACACTTTATTGAAAAAGAAATGCCTCACTTTTGTGAGGCATCAGTCTTAAAATTCTATTTTAAGAGGGGTTAATATATTGGGCAAGTTCCATTAGCACAAAGTATGTCTGTGATAATAGAATTTACTTTATAGTATTGGTTATTATTAACAGTTTTACCCTCATTTAATGCTACTTCCTTCATATATGAGCCTGGATTGGAGGGGGTTGATACAAAATCCCAACATAATAATTCAAAGTCGTCTTGTACTTCCATTAGCTCACCCATTTGTTTTAATGAGCCCATACCACGAGATGATACACCTACAGGTATACCATTTTGAAATAAAGCAGCTAATATATTACCTGAAGGTGTTGGTAGAATTTCTATAGCACCCATTACATGATCTCCATTCCACCATATTTTTTTGATGTTATGAGAGACGTTTTTTAGGTTAATAATAGAAGAATCAGGGTGGTCTAATTCACCTAATGCTCTATTATGTTTAACATTATCCATGTACTTATCAATTTCTCTATCCCATAAATCTCTTGAGTAATAACGACCATTACCATTTTTTACTTCGGCTGTGGCTAATATTCCTTCAACTAAAGGGTTACCAGTTGAAGATTTTCCTTCAATTAGTTTAACAGGTTTAGCTGTAAAGGTTTGGGTTTCAATAAGTATCTGTTTCATAGTTATGAGTCTAAATCGCCTGTTTCTAATCCTTGTTTAAATTCAATATCAACAGGTTCAAGTTGTACTTTACCAACTTGTGGAATAAATGGACCTACTGGTTCTCCTTGAGCATCTACTTTTCTCATTACAACTGTATCACCTAGATCTTTTGTTATCATAAAATGAGTATCACTTTTAGCATACTCTTTTTTATATTTTACAATATCTCCTTCTCCCATTTCATACCCATTATCTTCAGTTAATGATTTTTTTTCTAAAGCTTTAATTTCTCTTTCTACAGCTTCAATTTCTCTTTTTTTACCAGCAATTGTTTTTTCAAATTCTTTAAAAGCTTTACCATTTTTATCTACTATTTTTATTTCTTTTTCAGCAATAGCTAAAGCTTTTTTTAAATTATTTAAAATAACTTTTAAATCGCTTTTACTCTTTTCTTCAGTTAATGCTGCTTTTTGTAAATCTGAAGCTGTTACCCATGATTCTCCTCGACCGCCATGTATAATAGATTTTATATAAATTCTATCATCAATAAAGCGTGTTATTTTATATTCTTCTCCTTTGTAGGTAACTATATCACCAACATTAAATTTAGCTTTAGCTTCACTTAATACTTCTTTTACTAATAAGTAAATTTGAGAGCGTAATACTGATTCTTTTAAATCACCATAACCTGATGATTTATGTTTACCTTTTGGTTCTTTTGGAGTGCCTAAACCTGGTGCTTCAGTTGTGTAACCTACACCTTTAAGACCAAATTGACCTTCTTTAGTATAATGTAAACAATCTTTAGCCATGTTTTTAGCTACAATTTGTCTTAATTCTTCAACTGTTTTACCCTCATTTTTAGGATCACCCATTTCAGTATAGAATCCTTTTAAGAAAGCTTCACCATAAATATTATCAATATTTTTATAATCTTTATAATCATAACCACGAGTAGCCATGTCAGTTACTTCTTTAGTGGTTTCTTTTTCTTCAGCTTTAGCTTCTTTAGCAGCTTCAGTAATATTTTCTTTAAAGATAGCATGCCAATCAGGCGTTTTACCTTTAGTTACTACACCACCAATGCCCTCAGCGATAATACTTCTGTTTTTGAGAATACGCACTGTATCATCGTAAGTATTAATTGGGGTGATAAGGTCAGGGAATAATTGGCGAGCAGATTTAAAGAACTGCTGTTTATTACCTTTACCTTCTTTAATAAGGTTATATTGTTCTTGTAATGTATTTCTCATGTTATGTAAATAATTTTATTGCTCTATCAAGTATCGAAATAGCTAAATCAGTACCATATACCGATTTTTTCTCTGGTGATTCTCTATAGCTATTAATAGTTTCTTTTTTAGCTTCCTGGATTAGTTTAATAAGTTCTTTTAGCTTATCTGCTATTAGATCAAAATCTCCTAATCGCCCTGCTATATATTGTTTTGTTTCATCATCAACACCTAAACTATTAACAAAACCTTCAATGTCAAATTTAGGTTCTTCTTCTTCCCATAAATGTTTTACTTCAATACCTTTAGCTTTTTTATTTAAAGCTTTTTGATCAACAGGTTTAAAACCAAGTTTGTAGTAGTAAATATTTTTAGCGCCTTTAGCTTTTTTATTTGGATTAAAAGCATAAGGTGTAGCATAGTTAGCACCAGTCCCAGCAGTAAAAGAAGCACCAGTACCAGTGGCGCTCATTTCTTTTAATCGGTTCTGAATGAGTTCTTTTATTTTTTCTTTCTTATCCATTTACTGATTCTAACTCTTCAACTAATTGATAGTGTTGAAGAAGATTAATTAAATGATCATCGTTAACTTTATCTGTTTTACCTAAGTTAGGTAAAATATTCACAACCTCATTTACTTTTATCTGGATAGCTTTATTAGTAACTTTTTTATTTAAAGTTAATAAAGTGTTTTTGATTTCATTTATTTTAGTATTATAGAACTCTCTTAATTTAGGTGTATTATCAACACTATTGATGAATTCTTTTAATACTGATTTCTGATGTGGGTTTAGATCAGCATACTTATCATTGAATTTTTCTAATAATACTCTGTATGCTAGTACTCGAATGTCTTTATCTTGATGTCTAAATTCTTCTAAGATATTTTCTTTAACTTCTTTCTTATTAATAGGAGACTTAACAAGATATTCTAATAGAACTGTTTTATTTTCTATAATCTGGTTAGGGTTAGACAGATTTTCACTGTTGTAAACTTCTAAAAGTGTAAATAAAGCAGCTTGTGCTTTATAGTTTGGTAATTTAGTTTTAAAGAATTCCTCTAAATCATAGTGATTTTTGATTTCTTTAATCAAATTGTACTTTTGTCTTTTTAAAACAGAACGATTTAATTGTTTAGAACTTTCTATAAGTGTGCTGATAACCATATCAGCTTTAGCTTCACTAGTATTAGTGTGTCTAAAAAAGCTCTCGTATAATTTATACTCTTTCCCTAATTCTGTTTTACCAAAATATTTTTTTAGAATACTAGTTGCTGGTGATTCAGCGCCTGATAATGTATCAGCGGTAATTTGTCTTACTAATAATTCAAAAAGGATACCAGTATTTTTATACTTTGAATGTTTTATAGTCATTCCAGGGTAAATATTTTAATTATAAATATATATGGGAATATTACTCTCGTATTTGAGATTCATCTAATAATGAAGATTCTTCTTTTTTAAGTGATAATTTTTTATCTAAAGATTCTAATAAAGTTTTATTTTTATCTTTAGTCTCTAAAGCTAAAGGTGATCCACCTTTAAAATTATTCTTTAAAGATCCATCTTCACCTGTTGCATCTCCTTTTTTCATGCCAATATTACCTAATCTATCTTTACCTAAAGTACTTTGTTGTGTACCAGCAATAGATGCTTTTTCTTTTGGTCTACCTAAAGTTTCATCTTTATCATAACCATCAGGAACACCAATACCATTCCTTCCAGAACCATATAAAGCAGCTAAATCATGAGGTGTACCATATGACTTACCTGACTCAAGTGGGTCATTACCTTCATTTTCTATTTGTTTGAATCTGAAAGTACGTTTTTGGTCTTCAGCAATTAAATCTCTATATTCATCAAACTGATCTTGACTTAAGTGGAATACATTGTCATAGATCCAATCTGTAGGTAATAATTTACCGTCAATAATATTTTTAGCTAAATCAACTTTTTCCTTCATTAATGCTATTCTTTCTTGATCATAGATGATAGAAGGAGTAGTTAATGATAATTCAAAATTAGTTAATGATTCATTTCTGTAGCCTTGAGTATATAAGTGAACTAAGGCAATTTTATTTAGTTCTGAGAGTATAATTCTTTGAATGCGATCAATTGTGCGAGCAAAACGAATATCTTCAGCTGCTAATGTTGCTTTACCAGTTAAGTCTTTTTCATAACCCATAAATGCTTTAGGTACCTTTAAAGCAGCAAATAGCTTATCTCTTAAGTAAACTACATCTTCAATCGCTGTATAATCTAAACCTTTAGTTGGTTCAATTCGAGTTGTTTGATCATTTCCTCTAACAGGAATAAAGAAATCTTCTAATGAGTTTTGTAGATTATATTTTAAATTATATTCACCAGTATTTGGATCCATAAATGGAGTTCTCTTCATTTGAGTAATAGTCTTCTGCATGAAGTTTTCTACCTCATTTGGTGGAATAGAACCCACATTAATATAAAAAATTCTCTTTTCAGGAGCACGAACAATACGATGGATTAACATAGCATCTTCCATCAAAATATATTGTTTAAATAATTTACGAGCGGGTTCTAGATAAGAACGACCATATGGAAGATAATTCACATCAGTAATTAATCTAAAGTGAGCCATTTCATAATTATCAAAATAAATTGATGAATCATTTTTATTAGTACTATAAGTACCTTGACCTGTTACACCATAAAAACCTGTAGCACCACCTGAGAAACCATCTGGGCTAAATCTGTATCTTACTTCAGCTGGGTTTTTAGGGTCATAATGTTCTTCTCTCATAATATGATAAGCAGTGTATGGGATAACATTATAAACCCCAAATTTCTCCGCAATTTCCAGTTTTAAAAAGAAGTCACCATACTTACACATTTGGCGAATCCAAGACCATAAATTAAACTCAATATTTAATACATCATAGAATAAATTATAGAGAATTTTCTGTGTATCTTCATTTGAGCTTCTAATTTGGAGCACCTCACCCATGTCATTCTTGAGAGTACATTCATCAGCTATGATGTCAAGAGCAGAAGCCACAATAGCATCTGTATCCATTGCATCATAGTCTGAATATACTTGGGTGCGAAGATATCTCCAGTTAAGATTTAATTGAGCTCCAAAAAGTGATGTGCTATTGCTAGAATAGATACGATTAAATCTATCTACTAAAGCATTAGTTTGGAACTCACCTGTTGCTTGGATGCTATTTACATCCATTACTTTGAGCTGATTGCCACCAGCGTTACGAATTATTACATCTGTTGAGAATAATTTCCTTAATCTTGAAAAAACACTTGTATCAGCCATTTAATTGAATTATATATAATAAATATTATAGTAACCAGCTTATATTTTCGTCTTGTCCACCAATATTCATTTGGTATGGGTTAGGAACACCGTTTCTAGTGAAATTACCTTGTGGATTTGGACGAACAGTAGCCATATTACTTAAAGTAGCACGAGTTAAATCTAAACCTTGTGTTTTATATTTTAAAGCAGTGTCACGAACATACATTCCGATTGCGAAACTCATAACCAAGTCATCATTATAACCAGATTGTGCTTCAGGTCGACCGTTTCTCCATATAAACACTTTCATTTCTTCAAGGAGACGCTTAGATTGTATAACAACACTTTTGTCTCCAACATATTCTCTAAACTTATTTACAACTAACGGACGAGTTCTCATAGACATTGTAAAACCTGGTGTCATTCTTGATGGATCATCTGTTCTTTCTAGGTAAGTTTCAGCATTTAATGTCTCACTTTTTGGAGAATAGTATAAATTTCTGTATCCTCTTTCAATAATTGAGTCAAGGGTTGACCATCCTATATTAGCATTTTCAACAACTAACAAAGCGTCATTGTATTCTGTGGCTATGCTTACTAGTAAATAACCAAATTCTTTTGGTGAAATTTGACTTTTATATTCAGCTACTTGTGTATTTAATTCAGTATCTATCACATGAAACGTTGAAAAGTCTTTACCATCTCCACGAGCTACATCAGCAACTACCATGTAACTGCGTGTATAATCTGGCAACTCCCATATCCATAAGTTATGGTCTATGCCACGTTTTTCCAAGGGATCTTTAAGAGAAGTTGCGAAAATAAAGTCTAGTTGTTCACTATAGAACACAGTATCACCTGAAGTATTAAAGTCACAATCACATTCTTGTGCTGCTAATCGTGGATCTCCTAATAATTCATCTTGTTTTTTTCTCCAATAATCATCACGTTCAGGATGAACATACCATGGGAGTTTAATAGGTAAGAAGTCATTTTGTTGTGCTTCTGCTCTAACCCATGTTTGATGGAACCAATTACCAGTACCATATGGAGTAGACAATACAATTGCTCCACCACCAGTTGCTAAGGTTTGTTGAGCTGAAGCCCATATTTCAGCTATACCTTCAATAAACGCTGCCTCATCTATAATTAGAAGTGATACTGCTTCTGATCGACCTGCATCACCAGCTGCTGAAACTGCTTTAACTTGAGAACCATTACTTAGTCGTAATGTTAATTTATTGTTTTCTTCAGCGGGTACTTTTAACCAAGAAGGTAAGTTTTCAAACATGAATTTAACTTTTGTTACCATGTTTTTAGCTGTTTCTTGTTTAGTAGCTATACAAAGAACATTTTTGTCTTTTTGAAATAACATTAACCACAATGAGTAACCGGCTACTAAAGTTGAGATACCTAACTGGCGGGATTTAAGTACTATATCATATGGATGATCTCTCCATAATCGTAGTACTTTTTCTTGGAATGGGTATAAGTTGAATATGATTCTACCACGAGTTGGATGTTGAATATGGCAGTATTTCTTCATGAAGTGCGCCGGATCTTGGGCGCACTTCAAATATTCATCTCGTATTATTTGTTTTAGGTCTTGACTCATAACTGTCCCTTATTAAGGGTAATATTAAGCAATAATATCAGATACTAATGCTTTAAGATCCTTACCACCGTCTTTAAACAACTTCTTAATTTCTGGTTTGTTGATGAGTTGTTTAACAATAGCAATATTATCTTTGGTTGGGTTTGCTAATTTTTTCTTAATGCCTGATTCTAATTTGTCTAATTTTTCTTGTTCTTCAGGTGATAATTTTTTAGCAAATTTGTCAGTTTTAAATTCTTTATCTATTTTCTTTAATTCTGCTTCTGATGGCGCTTTTTCATCTGTTGAGTCGTCTTCATCTTCTTCTTTTTCAGCTTTCTTAGGTTCTTCTTTTTTAGGAGCAGGTTTTTCTTTTTTAGGCTCTGCTTTTTTCTCTGCTTTTTTAGGTTCAGCTTTTGGCTTATCTTCAGCTTTTTCTTTTGGTGCTTTTTCACCTTTTCCAGCTTCAAGATAATCAGTAAATTCACCACCTTCTTTTTCTAAAGCACCACGTGTTTGTGGGTTGTTATAAGTGGCTATATCCTTACCTGTTTCTTTAGATAATGCTTTTAAATCCACTTCACCATCTTTGTCTAATGTTGATAATAATTTTCCTAAAGCACCTTTATCAAATTTATCACCTTTAGCATCTTTATATTTAGCTAAAGCTGATTTGAAACCTGCTTTATCTTTTACTTTATAGAATGAAGCCATTTCCATAAGTGCTTCTTCTGATTCATTTGTTGGAACATTTGATATCATACCTGATGGGTTGTCATCTATTTCTTTTTTTGCTTCTTTTTTTGCATCAGCTCCAAGCTTAGATTTTTCAATATTTTGTTTGGCTTGATTTTTATTACTTGGCCCCCATGCTACTGCTTCACCTTCGCTTAATACTTCAACTATAAATTCTTCTATTTGGTTTTTTAATTCAGAGATTTTCATTATGTGTAAGATTTTTGGTTTGGGTATAAATATCAAAACCCTAAGTAACCTTTAATCTGTTCAATTCTTTGTTCTGTAGTACCTGAAATGATGCCAAAGTTTTTTATGTTAAATAAATTATCTTTAATAACATGTTTAATAGTACTATCAATTCTATCACGATAATAAGCATCTGTTTCCCTAACACCGTTATCTTCAATTTTAACTCCTATAGGAGAAACATAGAAAACATAATCATATTCCCAAATAAATGGAGCAGCATAATTAGCAAAAGCACCTTTATCTACAACACTAATTGATTTAGCACATTGAGCAAATGCCATAACATCAATTACTGTTCTATCAGTAATAACATTTTCTCTCATTAGTTCAGAACAACGTTCAGCTAAGAATATTGTTTGACCTTTTAATGTACTATCAGTGTTTAATGGAATACCTAAATCACGTAAGTATTTACTACGTTCAGTAGCAAAGAAATAATCTTTAAATTCAGGTAATTCTTTTAAAGCATGTACTAGTGTAGATTTGCCTACACTCATTGTTCCACAAAAACCTATTTTCATATTAGTAATATAATAAAAAAGGCTTGCAAGCGCAAGCCTAATTTGAAGTATTTTTTTTAAAAGTTAAAGTTTTTTCCAACTTTCAATTCCCCATTCTTCTTCTGTTTTATACCCAGTACTAAATCTATTTAAAGTATCTACAAAAGTTAATCCTGAATCACCTGCTACTTGGGCATATGCTATATCTAATGGGGTTGAAAAATTTCCATCAAAATTTATATAATGAAAAGGAGTTAAATTTAAGTTTAAATCCTTCCAAGTGCTTTTATAATGAGATCCTATTTTATTTATAATCTTTTTAAAATCATTATTTTTAAGCATATCAGCCATTTCTGGGGTATCAAAATATACATCTACAGCATTAGGCATAGATGGAAAATTTTCTATTTTATATAATTCATCTTCTGGTACTGCTGCATATATCTCAGTAGTTCCTAAATTTGGTATAGATGATTTTCTATCTGAGTCTAAATAGTTTTTTTCTTCTGGTTGATCTTCTAATAACTTTAAGTATTGACTCTCAGTAATTAAACCAGCTATTTTTTGCATTTTAAGGAATTCTTTATTCATAGTATTAAATATGTTAGTATGTTTTATTATACATATCAAAAAAAAAATTAAGATCGTGATCCTTTACCTACACTACTCTTAAACCAAGGCAATCCAACCCCATCACGTTTTGCTTTATGGTGACTGTCTTTATCATGTTGGAAACCATTAATATAATATTCTTTTTTACCATTTGGATGAATTACAGCTGGTCCTTCCCAGTTATGTAGTTTTCCATCTTTCATGTAACGAACTGTACCATCTGTTGATGTGTACTTTTTGGTTTCTAATGTTGGGTCTAACTGATACTTTTTTACTTCTTCCATAATGTTTTAATTTATACCTAAATATAACATCTTTTTCCTACAAAGCCAAACAAGTGGATTAAATACTTTCTAAATATTCTAGGAAATGTTTATATACTAAACGGTTCACAGGTCGAGAGTTATGTATAGCTTCTTTTAATAATAACGTTACATCTTGTTCTTTTGATTCAGTTAATAACATTTTAAAATCATTTAAAACTGATTCTGACATTATTACATTATCACTACCATCTCCATAATCTTCCAAATCATTTAAATATAACTGGATATATTCGTTGATGTTACTTTTTGAGTACTTCATATATAAGTTTTTTTAATCGAGTAAATACTTCACTAATTTGGCTGTTTAACCACTTCAAACGTTCACCCATACGTTTACCATCCATTGGTTTTTCAACATTTGTTTCCGGGATATATTTGAATAACGGCTTCATATATTCGCTACCAGTAAGGAATACAAATTTGTCTTTTTGTGGGTTTAAACCTTGGGACTTCATTTGTTTTACTGTTTCTTCAGCCCATGCTTCCTTCTCATCCTTAGACATATCTTTAAGAGTCATATCATATGGTGCTAACTCTTTAGTCATAGGTACTAAATGATGTTTAGCAGAAAGAATAAACATTTTATCTGGTTTAAGTGACTGTCCATACTTTAATGTTTTTTGAAACATTGGAGAAGGAGAATACAACTCTTGTGCAGGGGCAGGTTTGTCTAATTTAGATTTGGTACAACTTAGGAGTACTACTTTTGCCATTAATGTTATTTAGTAATAAATATTAGTAAGATGCTATTTCTTTAATCACATCTTTTCCAATAAACATATTAACTTGATATTTAAAACAATCTAAAAACGTTTGAGTATGATTTGGATGTTTGGTTACTAAGTGTTTTGTTATAGCAGTAAATGATGGGCCACTTGTTTTACCATAACCAACTAATTCAACATCTTTATTTAGTTTCTTTTTTAAGAATTGATAGTTAGCAGAACCATTTGATTTTCTTAATTGACTAAAACTACAATATAGATGCATTAGATATGGTTTTGATGTCTCATACTCACAATTAGCTGTTATCTCTCTAGCCATTTCCCAATTCTCAACATCAGCACTATTAAGCATATTATAAAGTGTTTGATACATATCAAAGTCAATCACTACACCTTGGTTGATTTCATTATTAACTGATGTATCAAAAATAACTTTTAAGTTATATTTTTCAATGTTATCAATTAAGTTTAAAAAGAAATCAATATTCTTACATGCCTTAGTATTACCATGATGGTTGGTTATAATATGGCCTGAAATAAGTGAGTATTGTTTAATGGTTTCAAAATTAGGATCAATTTTAATCCAGTTATTTAAATCTTTATCAAGTACAATATAATGAGTAAATGGTTCTTTTTTACGATTTACAAGAATATCATTACTTTGACCATACTGAGTTGTTTGGTTTCTGTATTTTAAAAATTTAGTATTACCTATGATAAAATCAGCTGGGATTAAATATATGTTATCAGGTAGTTTAGGAGTATAATAACTTTTATTAGCTTTTGAATCCCAAACATATGTTTTAAGATCTAGATAACTATCTTTAATTAATAAATCACTAATAATAACAGCGTCTAATTTATCAAATTTTCTAGCTGTTTTAATGTTTAGTTTATTCTCCTCAATATAATTTTTTAGTTTATATGGTGGTAACTCAGATAATGGAGTTGAATAAACAGTTGTTTTATTTTCAATTTTATTATCTTTACTTTTTTCACATAAAGCTAAATACCGTTGTTTATATGATTCAGGTATAATACCAGCTACCTTTTCCCAACCATTAATACGGAGATATTTATTATCAAGTGTTAATTTACCTATATTCATAATTATTTGCTTAAGAATTTAATTAAAGTTTTATTTAACATCAATGTCTTGAATGAACTTGGATTACCATTATAAATTGATTTTACAATTTTATATTTCAAATCCATAGCAAATATATCTTCATTCATCAAATAAGCCAAACGATCAATATATGATTTTTCTATTTTAGAAGTCTTACTATAGAACAAACTATAATTAACAATACGAGTTGATAGAATTGAAGCTAAATCTGCTCTATATTTATCTTCTTTACCAATAACACCCTTTAAAGTATTAAGAATATATTCCTCACTTTC